GCCACCAGGCCGGCCGCTGCCACACGGTCGCGGATGGTGTGCACGTTAGACAGGGCGGGCGTGGAGTCCCAGCACAGGTTGCGCAGGTCGTTGAACTCCAGGTTGATACGCACCTCGTGGTACTGGAGGGCAATCAGAGGCAAGGCGAGGCCAGGGTTGCGGTTGAACCAGAACTGAAGGGGTACGTAGAGCGTGTACTCAGGCGCGCACTTCATGAACTCGTTGGACTGGTTAGGCTCGCCGCCGGCGCAGTCGTCGTCGCAGTCCTCACCGCCCTGAACCAATAGGTTCACGAGCTGGGGCACGTTGCCAACCATCTTGGCATAACCAGCCTGCTTTCCAGGCTCCTGCGTGAGCTCATTCCAGATCTGGAGCCAGTCGCCATAGTGCTTGTCGATGCGCTGGCCGCCAATCTCCAGCTCCACGTACTTTACAAGGTTGTGGCCCACCCAGTTGAGCCAGCGGAACTGGGCACCAGAGCCGTCAGAGGTCAGGAGGGTCACCTTGGGTAGGGTGGCCTGAAGGTAGATGCGGTAGATCAAGTCACCATTGCGCTGAATGGTGCAAGTCACCTTGCGGCCAAAGCCGGGAGAGCCGTTAAAGGGGTTCTCAATAGACTCCATTGCAAAGTTAGTATGACGACGGTATACCACTTTAAAAAAGGTAATCTGAGGGTTACCCGTCAGATACACGTCTTGTGCGCCATAGGCCACGAGCTGCATAAGACCACCACCTGTCATTTGTTATACCCCTAGAAGAGAAAAAAAATTTTTGAAAATGAAAAACTCCAGAGTTTGCCGGGGTGTTGTTTTAAAATTTTCAGCGCACAGAACAAAATTAGATATTAGAGTAATTGTGGTCTAAAGTAATTATTTAGGCTACTCGTAGTAGAATACTATGGACCCCTTCTTTAAGATAAAACCATCAAAACGCTCTAATCCAGAATCGCGGACAACTTTAGATAGTATTCATCAACATAATATTGCAAAAATTAAAAATATCAATAATGATTTAATCAGATATAAAAAGGAATATGATGAATTGATTCTAAAGTATAGATCTGAGACAGACGATATTGAACGTTATAAAATGGAAAAGAGTATTAAATACCTGCAGAATAAATTAGATGCATTAAATGAAAAGTCGCCTATATTTGACTATTTTTTAGATAATGGAGATATATTATTTCAGTATTATGACATGCAAGAACGTATTAATAGGGGGGAAGATAATGTAGTTCAAATTGCCGATAGAGCAAGGCCGGGGAGTGTTTTTGAGGCGCTTGAACATGCATCCAAACAGGATTGCAGTGGAGTGAATCTACAAATAGGCCCTATTCATCGTGATGGAAGTGGTGATACATTACGCCGTGATGCACTTCTAGACCAATATTTACAACGTACTGATCCTGAATATAATCGCCCAACGATTCATTCATTAAATGATACCTCTTTTATGTGTGATGCGTGTGGTGAAGATATGCGTGTATCAGTAAATGATGCAACAATTTCGTGTCCCGAATGCGGTTATCATAAACTTATATTGATGGATTCTGATAAACCGAGTTACAAGGACCCCCCGAGGGAAGTATCCTACTATGCATATAAGCGCATTAATCACTTTAATGAATGGCTTGCACAGTTCCAGGCGAAAGAGAGTACGGAAATTCCTGAAGAAGTCTTTGAAAAAATTCAGGAACAGATAAAGAAGGAGAGACTACCGGTGTCTTCATTGAATCGTAGTAAAATCCGTGAGATTCTCAAGAAACTCAAATTCAACTCATTTTATGAACATGTACCTCATATTTTGAGTCGGTTGAATGGTAATACTGCACCGGTAATGGACCGCGAAACAGAAGAGAAGTTGCGATATTTGTTTAGGGAGATTCAGCCGAGTTTCCAGAAGCACTGTCCGTCAGAACGATCCAATTTCCTTTCATATTCCTATGTTCTCTACAAACTTTGTGAGCTTCTAGAGTTGGATGGATTTCTGCATTGCTTTCCTTTATTAAAAAACCGCGACAAGCTGTACGCACAGGACAAGATCTGGGAGAAGATTTGCAAGGATTTGCAGTGGGAGTTTATCAGATCCATTTAGTTGGATAAGATCCATTTAGTTGGATAAGATCCATTTAGTTGGATAAGATCCATTTAGTTGGATTAGAACTGAATATATCCCTCACGGAACATGAAATAGTAGGCGATGCAGGCTGCTGCGAATAGATTTATCAGCGCATGGGTGCGCATACCCTTATCCATAACAGCCATCATAAGATGTGTTAAAAATATGATTGTAATACCGATATAGTAAAATACAAGATGTATGTTCATTCTAGCTATACATCTTGTATTATTTTGAAAAATGCGCCTAACGTACATTGACCAACCGCATTCCGTTGGATTTACGCACAGTTAAGTCGAGTACAAACATGAGAAACAGGCCGGTCATCACGAAAGTCATTACTTCCAGTTGTGGGTTTGCCCCGGCAGCACGGTTTTCTAAATCGTCAATGCGGGCCATTAGTTCATCAATTTTACTTCGAAGATTTTGTAGGTCACCTGAATCCATTCCGATGAATTGGTCAGATTTAGACTTTGGTGTTACTTGGGAACTTTCTACGCGATCTGCTGACATTAATTTCCAACGATGCCGGAGTTCAGGTACGGGTAAATTTACACCGGTTGCTTTTTCAAATCCTCGTTCTTCAAATGATTTTGCAAAATCGTTTTCAAGCATATATCCATTTGGATTATTGGCATTTCTTAAAAATGGTGATAATGTATCTTCGCTAGGATTGGTAAATGGTTCCACTCCAAAATAGGAAGACTTATCAACTCTCTTTGCAGGGTTAAAAGCATTAAGTGTAGAGGGTGCTGGTAGAGAATTTAAAACAGTCGGTTTATTTAAAAATTTCGTGCTTTCATCAAGAAGACTATTAGTTTCTTCATCTCTATTCATTGCGGGCACATGAGACATACGTTTTACCGCCGGGCGATCAGCATCTGTAGGTGGAATTTCATTTGGCTGAAACCCTTCTTGTTTACCATGTTTTACACTTTTTTTTGGTACCATATCTGAATTTGGAAAAGCATCTTCTAGGGAAGCAAACTCCATCCCTCTTCTACAATCTATAGGTGAAATCAAATAATAAGAGATTCCCGCCACAATGTAGAATGTCAGAACCAAACTCGCCTAAATCACCAAAGCCTTTGAAATCACCAAAAGCACAATTGGAAACCTCTATAGATACAAGTTTAGAATCATGGATTTATAATATTCGTACAGTACTTCATTTTCCAGGCAATATTTTTCTTATTATTGGACTTCTTGTATTTGGTACATTTATTGAAAATATTCCCCGGGAGGTAATTAATTTATTAGATAACCCCATTAGCCAGGCTGTACTTTTCATACTTCCGTTAACAGTGTCTTTATTTATAAGTTGGTCAACGGGGCTTTTAACGGCCTGTATATGTTTGATTATATTTACGCGCATACAAAAACTAAAAACTCTAGAAATAGATGAGCATGAAGGCTTTTTGAATGGATCAAATGATAGTATACAAAGTACTAAACTTATTTCAAATCCTCATAGATGGTTTATAGAAAAGGTTCTTGGTGAAACCCCTCTGGCAATATCATCAGATCGCATTCAAACAACACGCACAGAAGATAACGATAATCGAACAAGTTCCTCTAGTTCTATGTCTAATTCACATACATCCGATAGTGCACGATAAATTTCCATAAATAGATTAAGATGGATATGCCCACTCTAGAACCAACTGGGTATATGGATATGACGTTGCGACTGATAACAGTTTTAGGACTACTTGGTTGGAATGCATTTGAAAGCCTATCTCTCCGGACACCGTTTCCTGGGACAATGGTAGCTCTTTGGGAATATCCAGTATGGAGGTTTATTCTGCTTTTTATTATTTGGCTCGGTGCTGAATGGTGTCCGCGAGTTGGTGTTATGACTGCTACTGCCGTGGTATTTTATATTGTTAATATGATACAAGTTTTTTAACCTTACAGTTTCGTTATTTATCTCGATAAATGGAAATTCCATATATGAAGATAGATGAGTTTTGGAGGGCCGCCAGTAAATACACAACCACCATCAGGCCCATTTGAGGAATATTTAACTGCAATAGCATCTTCACCATATACAATTGGTATTGCCATCTTTTTATTAAATACCTGTGGTAGGTTCTTACCATTTGAAGTAACAAAGGAACAGGAAAAATTCCTAAATCAACCCACTGTTCGTCGGCTTATTATTTTTGTAATTTTTTTCATAGCCACACGAAACATTATTATTGCTGGAATCATGTCAATCATTGTTATTATATCTGTAGCATATTTATTTAATGAAAATAGTAATTTTTATCTTCTTGGAAAGAGCAAAATATTTGGTATCAATTCAGCCGAAACAAAGGTGACTGGACAAATGAATACACCTTCTACTAGTCCACCTAATGTAGCAGGTGGACTAAGTATGGAAGAACAGATGATTCTAAAGAGTTTATCAGATAAGGCTGAAAAATTCCGAGCCAGTCAGGCTGCAGATATAGTGGATACCAATTCTAGTAATGGGGCAAAACTATATCAACAATATCAAAAAATTATAGAAAATCTATGGTCTAATTAAAATTTTTTTAGACCAACAAATATTTCAAAATGTTCAGAGATCTAAAGTTCATATTTATTGCCTCGAAGTACGGCAATTTGTTTTGCTGCCATACCCAACTTGGTCTTAATAGAAATACATAGAAGTTGTCTACCGGTCAAATCTTTCCATTCAATCTTTAGAGTCATACTACCAGACAGGTTAGGATCAATCGGATAGGATGAACGTGTATCCAGAGTACCGACCTGAATCGGGCACGGGACTGTTATGCTACATAGGTCATCGGTGGTGGGGGAAAAAGGAATGAAATTGTAGGTGGTTGTGTAAGTCACAGTGCCATTATTGAGTTCCTCAGGTACCTTCAGTGATAGAAGAAGCGTAGAGTTCTCACCAGGCACAGTAGGGTCTGGTGAGAAAGACATGGACATAGGGTGAAATAGAGAGGCCCCGTTGGAGCAGTCAGATACGGAAGACAGGGCTACAGGAGAAAGGAGAAAACTAACAAGGGCAAACAGGCGGCTCATTCTATCTCATAGAAGGTGTAAAAAGTTTAGGCCGTATTCAGATTCCGTTTAATTTGATCCGATGTAGAGCTTACACCATTATCATTGTATTGAGGTAAACTTGTAAATTTATTATCAGCGGGTTTCTTAATACCAACAAAATATAAATCACAGCTTGTTGAATTATAATAACTATCCCAAACTGAAAATAAAGTATTTAAATCTAATACATCATTTATATCTTTAATAGTTAAATTTTTATAATAATCAACCATATCTTCTAATCCCCCTTTTGTTCCATATGAATCGTATGGGGATGTCCTTCTTGTACCATGCTCGTGTCTATTAGTAGATGCACATGTAAAACAAAATAGACCACCAGGCTTTAGCATCTTATATATTTGTTTAAAAGATTCATTATATTCTGGATCATGTTCAAAACATTCAGTAGATATTACTGTATCAAAAGTATTATTAGGAAAACTCAAATCTTTAGTCTTTGATACAACTGTTACATTTGGCGCTGAAATAACATCATTTCCCTGATAAATACAATTATTAAATAAAAATCTATTATTCCCATTTATATCTCCTGATCCAACATCTAATACATACTTACTATCAAAATATTCCTTTAAAATATTCTTAACAAATAAAGTAAACCTTTTAGCCTGTTCGTGCATTTATAAAATATAATATTACATATTGTTTAACCCTTTATATAATTCAATGTTCATTCGCAGTCCACACGAATGCTATTCTAATTGAACTGCGGCACCTCATTTAATGCGTATGCGTTCATACCCTCCTTCTCCCAGTGCTGCTTTCCGATGTGAATACTGTAGATAGAATTGAAAAACGCGGTCATATAACCCTTCGCACAATAGCGCTCGGCGTAATCTCGCTCAAAGAATTTATTTGGCGAGTCATAATTCCCTAGATCTAGGGCAACTCGTGTGCGGACCATAGACGGCTGTAGGGAATAGTGCGGCCAATAACCACAGTTCTTACCCACGAGGCCCTCACGCTTCTCATGAAGTACGGTCCCTGGATCCAACATTAAACCGCCCACACGGTCCAGGTCACAGAATGCGAGGCCATAATTCTTATTAAAGACTACTTGATGGATACCTTCAGACTCATACTTAGTGAGGATTTCCAGTGCTCTTGTCACATAGGCATCCTTCTTGAAGTAGAGCCAATCATCCTCTAGATGTATCCAATACGTGGGTTTCAACTCAGCCAGCTTCTGCCAAATCAAGTTCATGCTTTCCCTGTGACCCCGTTCTTTGGGTGTCTTCATATAGTAATGAAAGAAGGGGTACTGTTGTTG